TGTTATCGCAGTGGCAACAACTTTTGTTTTAAGTTTTGTTTTGCCTTATGTAATAAAAGCAAAGAAGTTGTTAAAAGAAGGGGCTGACGTTTTTATCGCTATTGATACAGCGTTAGAGGATAACAAAGTCACAGCGGAAGAAATAACAAAGATCAAAAAAGAATCCAGAGAAGTATGGAACGCAATCGAAGCATTTAAGGCGAAGTAATGGAAAGCGGAATCATCGCTCTGTTGCTAATGTTGGGAAGGTTAGCGTTTTATTTCTTTGGCGAGAAAACACGCAAGGACAACAAAATAAAAGAAGCAGCAAATGATGCACTTAAAGCACATAAAGATAAAGATATTAGTCGTCTCGTTGATGCTCTTGATAGGGTCAACAGGTTGCGCTAGTCGAGGCGTTACCTTGATTAAAGACACGGACGTTTATTACACATCGAACGGTGACACATGCTTTACAGCAGAGGCGTTTGAACGATTATTAAAAAGGTTGGAGCCATGAAACTATCAGATTTAAAGCAACGCTGTAAATTGAAGCTGGTTAATTTAGGTCAGACAGGAATAACCGATGATTATTTAACTGAACTATTGAATCAAGCATGTGACAGATGCAATGGAATAGGAAAGTTTTACACCAAAACATCATATTTTGATTCATTGGAAGATGTCGCTGAATACGCTATTTCAGAAAACATTCCTGATTTTTTGGGAATTGAAAACGTTTCTATTTATTTCAAATTATCTTCCGGCGAATGGAAGGAGGTTTATGGAAAAACAAAACAATACATTCAGCGCATTTTCCCTGATTTTATTAATGCGGCATCTGTAACACAGCCTCAATATTATTATATCGATGGCGATAGGCTTAATTTCTATCCACCACCAGATACAGCGCGAACAGATGCTTTCAGAGTTGAGCATTTGCGAACGGCTAATTTAATGAGTAGCGACGATCATTTCCCATTTTCAGGTTCAACAGTTGAAATTACAGCGTTTAGACCTATGGACGAAGCTCTCATTGCCTTTGTGGGCTGGAAAGCAAAGCCTCAATACGGAACAGTTGCTGATACAGATATGGGCGAGGATGGATTTTTAAAAGCAGTGCGTAAAGCAAAGCGTCAAATAAAACGTAGACCAGATGCAACAGGAAGTCCGTATAACGGAATGAGGTTTTAATGCGTAAATTATTGTGTTTTATATTGTTTGGTATTCTAATGACAGGCGTAAGTCATGCAGAAGATCAATTTTTTGTCATTAATAATTTTTCAAAAGGAATGACTTCGCATAAGTCTGAATTTTTGGTTAATGGTGGGGATGCCAAAGAAGCGATTAATGTGCGCTTCAATGAAGAATACGGAGCGGTCGCAAAGAGACAAAAAAACTTAATCCTTTCCCAATGTCATTCAGCGCCTGTTAAAAGTCTTTATCGTTATTACAAGTCAGATAATACAAAATATACCATCGCAACATCATCAACTTATGTTGATTATATTGATGCGGATGGTAATTGCCAATCTCTTTATGCAAATGGAACTGACGGTAAAAGATGGTCATTTGTTACATATAAAGACAATCTGATCGGAATGAACGGAACTGATCCAGCTAAGAAGTGGGATGGTAAAACGCAAGTAGACGGAGAGGATGAGGCTAGAACAGCAGGCGATTTATTGGCTGATTTAGGAGCGCCGTTTGTTGAGCTTAATACTGGAACAAATTTAGATGCTTCAAGTTGGTATCAGTATAAAGTTGCTTATTTGGTAAACGGCTCTTATTATTATTCTGATGCTCGTAGCAATCCTATTGAAACGGACGATACAATTTACGATACATATTTGACAGATATTCCTTTGGGCCCGGAAGGAACGACAGCGCGATATATTTATAGAACTCTTGGCAATGCATCAAGGTCTGCGGTTACATCAGATACAACATTTTATAAAGTAGCAACAATAAGCGACAATTCAACGCAGGCATACGCTGACACATCTTCAGATGCAACAATATCAAGCGATGCGGCACCAACATGGGCGACAGTATCAGCCGGTATTAATGCTACACCGCCTTATGGCAAGTTTCCTGTAATTAACGATGAGAGGTTATTTATTGGAAATGACCCATCAGGCGTTGCTTATGGAAAGTCTACTATTTATTGGTCAGATACACTTAAACCAGATTATTTTGTTCAAGATGTAGACTACGAGCTTATTCGCCCTGATGATGGGGATGAGATTATGTTTATAAAGAATCTTTTAGGTATTTTAACGATTGGAAAGACCAGAACAATAAACAAATTTTATACAGAGGGAGCATCAAGCACATGGACAATATCAGACCCTTTTTCATTCATTGGTGCGGTATCGCCGTGGGCGGTTGTTAATGGAATAAACGGAATTATTTATCCCGGGCGCTTTGGTCTTTATAACTTCACTGGACAAAATAGTGAGCTTATATCAGATGTCGTTTCAGATAAGATGAGGGATATTTTAGAAACTAATCAAGATGAGGTAGCTGGGATATATCATAATAATAGTTATTATATGGCTTACACAAGCGCACAAAGTGGAGCGGCAAACAATGACAAAGTATTGATACTTGACATCACGCGCAACTCTTACACTGAAGATAATAGCCATGTGGATAGTTTTGCTAATTACGATTCAGGCGATGATTACGGGATATTGTATACAGGTTCTAGCGAGGTAGATGGAACAATTTACGCTAATGGCGGTGCGTTTGTTGGCTTAAATTACCGATATAAAAGTCAGTTTGAAGAAGGAACATTTTCGGAAACAAGAATATCGGTCATAGAAGATTCTCCTCTTTTGACATTAGGAAATAATACGACATGGGGAACTTTAGGCGCTGGTACTTGGGCTGGTTCAGGAAGCAAAACATGGCTAATGCACAGTTTAACTGGTACTTGGGAATCGCCTATTATCAATATCAGTGCGGAAAGTTTAGATAAAATAACTTGGAATGAAAGTTTAGGTTCAACTGGCGATATTACTTTTCAAATACGAACAGGGGCGACAGAGGGCGCTGTTTCAGGCGCATCATATTCAACTGCTGTTTCTGATCCGTCTGGTTCGGATATTTCAGGGCTAACAGCAGACCAATACCTGCAATTTAGAGCAAATCTTTCATCTACATCATGGACTGAAACACCGGCGTTATTTCAATCTAATGCGTTTGTTGTGAAATTATCTTATCAGAAAAGCGGCGTTGAATCAGAGCCATCGTTTCTTTCTTTATGGCATGGCGGCAAAGAAAAATTCGGCAATGATTATCCTAAAATGATTAAAGAGATACAGCTTTATTATGAAGGAACGGAAGGAACGCTAACCGTTGCTTTAGAGAACGAACTTGGTCAAACCACATCTTTTGATATTGATTTATCCATTGATCCAACTGATAACAATAGGGATGCGTATTTCGGAACTAATAACGCTAAGATATATGCTTATACACCTAATGTTATTGACGGTATGCCGATAGGAAAATATTGGAGCATAAATTTATCCGATACTGGAACAGAGCAATGGAAAGTGAAACAGGCTTTAGTCAGACTTGAAACCCAACCGTATACGACATATAGGACAAATTTATGATGAAGAGAATTGCATTTTTATTATTATTTTCTACTTTATTAGCAATTAATTCTAACGCTCAAGAGGTTATTACTTCTTATGAAAATAATACGCTTCCGGTGATCAATGAACAATTGCGCCGATATACACAACGTATTTCAACATTAGAAAATGGAATACCACTTACATCAGGGGTAACTGGAATTTTGCCTTTGGCAAATGGCGGAACAGGCGTGGCATTGGTTGATCCTGATGTAGACGCAACGCTTTATTGGGATGATAGCGCTGGAGCAGTTACTTGGAATCCTGTAACCAGTTCTGATAATTTTGAGCTTTTTACATCAGATGGAACATTTACAGCACCAGATAATATAACTATTGTTTACGTTACAATGGTTGGAGGCGGAGCTGGTGGCGATGATAGTAACGGCGATCCCGGTGGAGGTGGGGGCGCATCAAAAATAAGCGTTCCTTATCTTGTAACTGGTGGAAATTCTTATAATGTCGTAGTTGGTGAAGGTGGCGCTTCGGGGAATCCTGGAAGTAATGGGGAAAACAGCTCTTTCGATTCTTTTATTGTTGCTGATGGAGGAAATGGAGATGGAACAGGCGGCTTTGATAGCGGCGACGCTAGTTCTTCAACAGCGGGAACATTAGCATCAATTTCAGGAGGAGATGGGGCTTCTTACGCTGGTGGTGGCACTGCTTTTGGAAAAGGGGGTCAACAAGCGTCTAGTGGAGCTGGAACGGCAATTCAGCCCACAGCAAATAGAGGTGGTGGTGGACAAGGCGGAAACCCACATTCTGGCGCAGGAAACGGCGCAGACGGCTTTGTTTTAGTTCAATGGTAATAAATGGAGAATAATATGAAAAAAATAGTCTTAAGTTTAATGTTATTGTTTTTGCCCACAGTTGTTCTAGCTGGACAATGGACAAAAGCAGTGCCTTTGACAACAGATGATTGGGTTGACTTTCCAACTGATAATCAAGCAAACAACGACGCTCTTGAACGAGTCCTGTCAGACCTTAATACGGTTCGTTTAACATATGGCTCTGCGTCAACGATTGTGGCGAGCGCAGGGTCTACAGTTATATCAAATGCGGCAGGCACTATCCGCTTGATGATGAACCAAACATCAGCATCAAATATCACATTCAGCAATATTGACACAGGCTCCGAAGCGTCAAGCACTACTTATTATGTCTATTGCGGCACAAGCACAGCATCAGATGAAAGTTGCACTTATTACATTTCAACAAGCTCATCCGCTCCAACAGGCGTCACTTATTACAAGCGGTTAGGGAGTTTTTATAACAATAGCTCAAGCAATATTGTGACAATAAATAATGATAATATTTATGAATTAGGCGATTGGGAAACAAAAACAATTACTACTGTATATCAAGCAACAACAAATGGATTTGTTGTTGCTATTGCCGCATCACAAGATGTTTCTGATTCTAGAGCTGGATTCAATATTTTGTCAGATGGGTCATCTTCACCATCTACTGTACGTTGTGGTGCGTATGCTTTTTATCATAATGCTTTTGCACCTATTACAAGAAATACTTGTGTTGTTCCAATTAAACAAGGAGATTATTGGCAAGCGGTAATATCCATTAATAATAATGGAACGCACACAGTTTATTGGATTCCACTAGATTAAAAGGAGAAAACATGAAATATTTATTACTATTTATCATTTTGTTGACATCAACAAATAGTTACGCAGAAGTTTACGTGTTGTTTGACCAACAAACCAAAGAGGTTAAGTCAATCAGCAAGCGTGACGATGCTGTACTTCAAGAAGGTTGGGAAAAGGTTATTCTCGACGGGCGTTTAAGCGACTATCCGTTGACGTATCAAGCGGAGTATTACACGTTTGAAGATGGGCGCTTTGTTGTCAACGTAGATAAATTAAGCGCAGAGGCTAACGCAATAAAAAAAGCTGAAAAAAAAGCAAAAGAATTGCAGAAAATTGAGCGAAAGAAGAATAAAATGGCTTATGAAGCTTTAAAAGCAGAGGGTGTTAAATTTGACCTTATTAAAGAAGAGGATTTTGAATGATTCATTGTGCGCCAATAGCAGAGGTATCTAAACGAGTTTCAATCAACGAGTTTCTTGATGTTACGTTGCCACCTAAACGTGTGGTCAATATCAACATAAGAAAAGCAATCAGACGGATTGAAGCTCATATTAAAAGCATGCCGAATGCTTTAGGCGCAGACCCATTTCCTCTAAAACATTCGTTTGCGCAAGGGATTTATATTCGGGAAATATTTATTCCTAAAGGTTATTTTGTAGTTGGTAAGCTACACAGAGATTCATACTTAAATATCGTTGTTAAAGGCGATATGTCGGTACTTACAGAAGAGGGTGTTAAGCGCATATCTGGTGCAAGACATCATGTGGCTCCACCTGGAACGAAACGATTTGGTTTTTCTCATGAAGATACCATTTGGTTAACGATACATTCTAATCCAGACAATATCACCGATATTGAAACGCTTGAGAAAATGATACACGTTGAAGAGGTGGGTGAGATTGAAAGTTTTGGAGATTGTAAAGAACTAGAATACTTTACAGAAGAAGCTAATTTAATTGACAAGAATCTTTTCGATTCTGATAAGTTTCGTGATTTAACGAAGAAAGTATTCGATCACGAAAAGGATGGTTTTTGGAGCGACTGGACGCCAGAGCAACAAGAGCTTTATATGTCAGGTGATTGGGAAGCCTTTTCTAGGAGCAGAGGGTATTCTGACGAGGAAATATCTGACCTGCAATCATGGTTATACATGAAAGAGGATGGTGAACGTAAAGGAATCAACGTGTTGGCAATTATTAAAGATTTGTCAACCGAATCCGCTCTACGCAACATTATGAAAGATGAGCGTGGTGAGATTATGCTTTCGTCACACATTCCAAGTAGCAGGAAAGAAACTTATGAAAAGGGGGAATGATATGTATAAAGGTGGTGAGGTTTGGAAGGAAATACCCGGATATGAGGGTGTTTATTCTGTTTCTAGTTATGGTCGCATTAGGAGAGATAGAGAATATAAAAATACTTATCGAGGTCGTTTATTAAAACCCAATTTTAATAAAGGCGGATATTTAAAGGTGGACTTAAAAGAAGGCGATATTCACGATATAGATAGCATGTTAGAAGATGGAATGAGTCAGGTTGATATAGCTAAAATATATAATATTGATACATCGTCTATATCAAATATAAAAAGACGGAAAAATTGGTCGCATGTGAAAAAAATATCCAATAAAAATAACATAGAACAAAACTGTCTTGTATTAGCGCTTAAACAAAAAGAAAGAGATTACTCTTGTTTGCTTCAATTAGAATCACAAGGAAATCTATTGCCATTAAATAATGCTGTTAAATTATTAAAAAATAATGGAATATCATTAAACGGAATTTATATCGCCGATGATATTGGATTGGATGGCTCCTTTCATGCCAATATTAATAATGGATGTGAAATTGATAAATTTGAGGCTTGTGATAAAGCATTGGTTGGTTCTGGTATCGCAACGGCAATAGCCGCTGTCGGTGTCGGAACAGCGGCTTTACAGGGCAGAGCATCAAGAAAGGCATCAAAGGCTCAAGGTGAGCTTATTGGCAATTTACAATATTATGAAGACCCTGACTATCGAGAAACGCAGGATTTCTTGAAAGATTATGGAATTGATCTTTTAAAGGGCGACATTCCTGATTATTACAAAGGCATTGGTGAAACAGGCGGACAACAGCTTGAAGATTTAATCGCTATGACTAATCGTGATATTACGCAAGGCGCAACAGATGCTTTAGCAAAGACTGGTCGTTTGCGTGGTGGTGCGCTTCCTGCGGCAGTAGCGCAACCTATCGCTGATAATTCTACTAAGTTACGGTACGCTGATTTGCAAAGAATGCTACAAGGTAAACAGTATTTGATGAATCAAGGGGTTGGGATTACAGAAGGCGTTCGTGGCGCCGCTCAAACTGAGGGTGGAAGGCAAAACGAATTTAATGCAATCAAAACAGGGGCTTTAGTTAATTTGGAAGGTCAAAAAGGAGTTCAAAAATCAAAAGAGATAGGCTCTTATGGCGCGGCTCTTACTGATTTAGTAGGAACGGAAGGGCTTTTGTTTGGTAAAGGCGGTCTTTTTTCAGGAAAGCCAGCTACTACAACAGATGATTCAACAGAAGCAAATAGAGCTCGTGGAACATCAATATTAGGTTCTATTGATGTCGGCGATCCTAACAAATGGGCTAAATATACAAGGGGGTAGAAATGGCAAATTTATTTACTCCTACGGACGTTTTTGGTGAAGGGCAGAAGCAATATGTTGATTCACTAAAGAATTTACAAAGCATTGGTCAGGCTCGTCGAAAACTAGAAAAAGAGCGTGAAGATTTAGACTTTCAGAAAAAACAAAGAAAGTTTGAATTGGGAAAAATGAAGCGTGAAGGCGCTCTGGGTGAACTTGATTATCAAGCTCGTTTAGAATTAGATAAAAAATATGCTAAACAACAGCAACAGATTTTGGATGGTAAGTCATCTGAAGTAAGTATGGTTGAACAGCAGACACGTCAGAAAGCCGATCAGTCTATTCAAGCGCAACGTCAAGCATATATGGCAGACCCACAAGGCGTCACTCAATATGTAATGAATCAGCGTGCTAAAAGAATTTTAAGCCCATCTTTTAAAGGCGATAAATTCAGTTACGAATTTATAGATCCTGAGGAAGAATATTTGAATCGTGAGAAGTTGCGTCTAGATGTTCAGAAAAAACATATGGATGCTCAAAAAAGAGAGTATTCTAAAAAAGATGTTGTCGATTTGGCTAAAAAATTATCCGATGGAAACGATGTTCAGGCATACATGGGTCAGGCAGAGTCTATTTTAAGCGGTAAGGAAACTCCTCAAAGACAAAAGTTTAAAAATAATTCAACAGGCGAGATTGAAGAATTTGAAAAGGTTGACGGTAAATGGCAAAAAGTACAGCAATAGACGCTCCTGAAGGATATTCACCCATAGACGACGCTTCTGTTGTCAATTTAGAGCCTATTGTCAGCAATAAAAAAAGAAGTGAATTAAATCCACCAAGTTTAAGAGTCAACAATGATTTTATTGATGATTTAGAGGGTGGAGCTAGAAAAGAAGCCTATATTCCTTTAGATGAAAATACTCAAAAGCCGCTTGAAAAAAGCGGAGTTACTGTTGGTGCAGGAGTTGATTTAGGACAATGGAATTTAGAAAGTCTTAAATCGTCTGGTATACGCAAAGAGACATTGGAAAAATTATCTCCTTACATTGGTTTAAGACAAGAAAACGCTAAGTCAAAATTAAAGAATAGACCGCTTACGCTTGATGACAATGATTTATTGGAATTAAATAAAGTCACCGACAGAAATTTAAATTCCTTCATATCAGATTTTAATAAAGACTCATCTATTCCTTTTAATCAACTCCCAGAAAAGATGCAAACAATAGGAGCTTCATTAGCACGCCAGTATGGAAGTAATCTAAAAGAGCGAACGCCTAAATTTTATAAAGCTATCACAAATCAAAATGAAGAGGCTATGATTAATGAGTTAAGAAATTTTGGCGATAAGTATGACACCCGCCGCAATAAAGAAGCGGACTATTTAGAGGATATTCAACCGCGATCTAATCAAGAAATACAACAACAGTTAAAGAACAAGGGATATGACGTTGGAGCGGTAGATGGAATTATAGGTAATAAATCAACTGAGCAAATTAAAAAATTTCAACAAGATAATAATCTTGAAATTGACGGTATTCCCGGTAAAAATACATTAAAAGAATTATTTTCATCATTAAATCCTTTTGCTGTAACTGAAGCTCAAGCAAGTGAGATACCACAAGAACAAGACATCCCCGAAGGATATTCGGCAATACCTGAAAGATATTCCAAGATTAATGATGTTCCTGAAGGATATTCTTTGCCTGATGAAGAATTAAAAGCACAAAAAACACCAATATTTGAGCGTTTAGGAAAAGGTTACGGTACAGGCGTTGCTGGTATGGTTCAAGGTATTGGTGGGGTTGCAAAATGGTTTGGAGCTGATAATATTGGCGACAGCATAAATAAATATGCTGATGAAATGATGGAATTTTATGAAATACCTGACCCAGATTTCACCTTTCAAGTGGCAAGTGGAATTGGTTCAATGTCTACTTTTTTAGTGCCGGGATTAGGAATCTCTAGGGGCGTTCAGGCGCTATCAATGATGCCTCGCCTTGCCGCATGGTTAGGTGTTTCTGCATCTTCCGTTATGGAGGCTTCTGTAGAAGCTGGTGGGTCTTATAATAAGATGATTGCAAAAGGTGAAGATCATCAAGAAGCAAGTACGGCGGCTACAAAATCCTTTTGGCTTAATTTGCCTGTTTTAGTATTTACGAACAAAGTGGGAATTTTTGGAGAAAATGGTGGAGTGATACTTAAAGGAATTAAGTCATCTGCTAGTGAGGCCGTGCAAGAATTTACCCAGCAATTAATAGGTAATTTTGCAACTAAAGACCCCTTGTTAGAAGGCGCTTTAGAATCTGCGGCGGTAGGTGCGGTTGTAGGTGGCGGTACTGGTGCTTTGATGAGTGTTGCAGAACGTAAAGACATTGAAAAGATAAAAGCAAAAGATTTACAGGAAAAAGAAGTTTCTACACAAGAGCAATCTACGACAGTTGAAGAAGTTGTATCAGAAGAATTGAAACCTCAATCTGAAAAAGTAGCTGTTAAAGAAGTCGGCATTGACGAACAAGGTAACAAAGTCACACAACAAAGAAACGAGCAAGGCGATATTATTCAAGAGCAACTTAAAGACATAAAGTCATCAGAAAATATTGTGGTTGCAGAGGTTGATGCGACAAAGATTTCAGACACAGAATCAGCCCTTTCATATGGCGAAAGCATTAAAAGAAATCAAGAAAAAATAGACGAACTAAAAAATAATTTAGATAAGAAAATTGCAGAAGTTGACGCCGTCCATGCAATAGAAAATCCAACAGATGAGCAACTGCAAGAAGGTGTTAATTTAACCAATGAAGCACAACTCATGCGCGAGGCATACGAGAAAGCGACAGGAACAAGGATCGATAAAACAGAGGCTAAAGAATCTTCTTTAATCGAAGAGGCGAAGAAGTATGATACGGTGGAGGAGTTTGTTGATTCACATGTTAAAAAACCAGAAGGAATTAAATTTGTAAGGGATGGCGATGCTGTTGGTCAAGAATATCATGAGACAGTTCAAGCAATAGATGAGAGAACTGGAAAAATTCTTGGATATGTGGATTACGTTTATTATAAAGGCACAAACTCTGTAAAGATGATTGAAGTGAAGCCAGAAGCAAGACGAAAAGGTGTTGCTTCCGCACTGCTTAACGAAGTTCAAGGAGATTCAAAGAAACCGATCGACATAATTGGTGATGTTATAACTGATGAAGGAAAGACATTATTTTCTAATTTTAAGGATAAATCCCAACTCACCTCCGTCTGGAACAAAGCACAAGAACAGAAAGGCGTTTCTGAGTCGGCGCAATCAATTCAAGAGATAAAGAAAGAGCCGGTTAAAATAGATGAAAAATTCAGTAAACACTATGAACGCATTAAAGAACAGTTTGGATTTGGTGAAAAAGGTGTAGAATTTGATACAATAGAGATTAAAAATCAAGCTAAACGTGCTTTTGACTATATTCAGCGCAATCCAACTAAGGCTATGCGTATTGCGTATGGGTATGATAAACCGCCATCATCTGTAAAGGCGCAGGCAATACGTCAATCTATGGTCGTATCACTGCGAGAAGCTGGCAAGGTTGCGCAAGCAGAGGAAATAGCTAGGTTGGCATCGAAAGAGATAACAGAAGCCGCTCAGACGTTAAATTTAGCTAAATTAGACATATCTCCAAAGGGAAAGCCACAGATATTACGCACTATTACAGATTCACGGTTAGAGCGTCTTGGCAATAAGTTGGGTGAGGTTGATGAGGTAAAAGCAAAAGAAGCGGCTAATCGAGAGATTAAAAAGAGGTCTAAAAAGGCTAAAGTAGACGTACAAAACGAACAAGAAACTATTTCAAAAGGAAATATGGCTGAAATCGACAAAATGATTGATAGCCTATTATGCTAGCATGCCAAAAGATTGTTTATTACCACAGTCCGCAGAGAGATTAAAAAAAGCATTTAGATCAGGCGCTTTAAGTATGAACGCTTTATTTAATGCTAAGTCATCTGAAGCTAGGGTTGAAATGTTGAGAAAGTATGTCGGTGAAACTGCACAGACAACCAACGCAACGCTTGAGAAGGCTTTTTTATCGCCTAACCAAAAATTAGCTATGCAAAATTGGGTGTTTAAGAATATTGCACAGTCTAAACCTTTATATAAAGATCTTACGCTTGACCAATCAGAGGCTATGGCTAAAGGAATTGATGTTAAAGAATTAAGGAATATGACAACAGATGAGCGCATAGCTGAATTTTCTAAATATGTTTCATCAGAAATGGCGCAAGATTTAAATAGTAAGTTTGAGCGTCTTTTAAAAAGCGGTAACTTGCCTAATTGGGAAGAGCGCACTTTAGGAACAGAGCGTTTGCGTACCGATAAGCGCTTAAAAGGTTCGTTGGCTAGGCTTGAGGCTTTAGATGATTTGGGTGTACTTAATCCGACAGAACTTGAAGATTTTATGCAGTCTTTTGTTGAAAGTGAGCTAGGTGTCGATGTAACTATGGAAGAAAGTCAGAAGCTATCTGATTTGATTAATGAACAGCGTGACGCATATGATAAGATTGTCAAGAAGGATGATTGGACGGCTGATAATTCAGAGCAAGTTGAGGATTATTTTGATAAACGCAAAGCATTAGAGGATTACACTGATAGTTTAAAAGATGTTGGTGTATCAGATATAGCAAATAATGTTTTTGATTACATGAGGGCAAGCATTTTAGCTTCACCTAGAATTTTAAGGAACAGTTTTCTTTATCAAATGGTTCCGGGTATTGAGCGGGCTATCACAAAGCGAATTGTGTCGGGTGCGTTTAATGATGCTGATTTGCAGAGCGATATTGTAGAAAAAATGCGTGCTAAAATTTCGGCTATTAAACCAGATGATAAAAGCGTTGATTTTATTAAACGTCAGGTTGCAATGGCTGTTCGTATCTATCATAAAACAGGTTATGACATATCAAGAATGCAGACTTTAGAGGATGGACACAGATATTTTGGAGAGGATGTTGGTCAGATACAAGAAAAATCATTTAAAGACGCTAAAGGTATCAAAGAGAAAACGGCGGCTGTTGCAACTAAGATTGCAAAAATAGTTAATCTAGCTCCTAAATGGTTTGCTGGCGGTACAGATATGCTTTTTGCTAATATTGGACGTGCGGACACATCTATTATGATGGCTAAAGAAATCGCTAGTATTGAAAAAATGCGCGGTAAATTACCTAAAGGAATGACAGAGCAAGATCGAGCTTATGATTTGCTTCGTGAATCCTATTCTTTCGATCCACAGGATAAACGAGCGCAGACGATTCGTGAGGCAGGTATTTTAGACGCTCATATGATGAACAATACACAGCCTGATGGTTGGGCTGATAAAGTTCTTCAATTTAGACGCGGACTTAAAATAGGGCGTGTTAATTTTGGTAAGGCTATTATTCCATTTGCTAAAATAGTTAACGTAGTTATATCAGAGGGAGTTAAGACAGCAAGCGGTTACGGCATAGGAAAAAGTATTTACGATATAAACCGAGCTTCTCAAAAATCAAATGAGGCTACTAGAGCTAATGATATGAGAAAGGCTGTTTCTAATTTAGTTCGCTATGTAGGATTAACTGGTGCGGCGTTATTACTTACCGGTTTATTAGACGATGATGATTATGTAGGTTCATGGGATACAATTAATCGTAAGTCTTATGACTTGGCAAGAGCGAGTGGTGCCGGCACAAATTACGTTAGAATCGGCGGTAAATGGGTTCCTTTACGCTATCTTCCTATGATTAATATTCCTATCTCAGCAATAATGACAGCAAGGCAGGCGGCTAACCGAAAAGATGATCCGATAGCTGGTTATTTAGTTGGTATGGTTGGGCAAATCATGGATGCGCCCGGCATTAAGGAAAGTAGAGACATTTTTCAAAAAGTTGGTTGGGCTTTAAAATCAAATAATCTTAAAAAGATGGCTAAGACAATGGGGTTTGATTATGACGGTCTTTCTGATTGGGCTAAAGTACGTATGATACCGTCTGTTCTCTCGTATGATGTGTATAATGCTGTATTTAAACCAGAAGCTAAGTATGATTTTATGGGTAGAGAGATACAAAAAGGTGGTATGTTCAGGGATGATAAAACCAACGATATTATATTAGAGATTAATCGTTTAGATAAAGTTGGAAAAGCACCTGCTATATCTGATCCAAGCGGTGATTACGCTAAAGAGCTTGAGGCTGAATTAGGAGAAGAAGAATACGCTAAAGTATTGGCACAATATCAGCGTGTCTATGCAGAAAAAGTATCTGAAAAAATAAGCTCAAGTTTCTATAAAAACCTTTCAGATGACCAAAAAATGAAAACCATCAATAAAATCAGGGAAAAACAGATTCTTAATAAATTGAAAAAACATAAAACAACGCCCACGATGTAACGCAACCTTCTTTGTTAACCAATTATGACAATCACCATTACCGGACGCATCCCCAGCAAAAAAAACAGCAAGCGCATTGTCCGCTTCGGCAAACGCTCCGCCATCATTTCCTCTAAAGATTATGTCGCTTGGCATAAAACCGCTTCCGTTCAATTATTAGGCATTAAACCAATAAGCGAACCCATCAAAAAAATAAGCGTCCGATTCTGGTGGGCTGATGCACGCAAGACCGACCTAAGCAATAAATTTGAAAGCCTCGCCGATCTGTTGGTTGATAACAAAATCATTTCCGACGACAACTACACTGTTATTCCTATTGTCACTTTGGCAAGCATGGGCATTGATCGCAAAAACCCTCGCGCTGAAATTAAAATTTCATTACAAAAAAAGGCTCTTTGAAATTTTAAGTGGGTAGCAGTGGTATAATCTTGGGAAAAAATCAATAACCCAGGAGGAGCCAATGTTAACCAAACAATTATTTGAACTAGCGTTAAATATAAAAGATCCTTGGTATATTAAAGATATCCAGTTTGATGTTGAGAATAAGCAGCTGGATATTCATATTGATTTTCATAAAGGCTCTGTTTTTCATTACGAATCACAAGAAGATAACATTAACGGCGATTACAAAGCTTACGATACGCAAGATAAACAATGGCGTCATTTAAACTTTTTTGAGCATGAATGTTATCTTCATGCAAGAGTTCCAAGAGTCAAGATTGGTGAGAATACAATTCGGTTAATCAACCCACCATGGTCTGGACTCAGCAATGGATTTACAATGCTCTTTGAAGCGATAATATTGCAATTAGCCAGTCACATGCCAGTGCATACTGTTGGTAAAATCATAGGCGTATCTGACTATAAAATTTGGGCTATGCTTGAACGTTATGTCGAAGAAGCATTAGCGAATAATGATTATAGTCAACTGACAGCCTTAGGAATGGATGAAACATCCAGACGCAAAGGACATGATTACATTACATTGTTTGTTGACTTGCTTGCAAAGCGAACAATTTATATTGCTGAAGGCAATGATCAACACACCGTCAAGAAATTTGTTGAGGACTTCAAGAAGCATAATGCTAATCCCAAACAAATTACAGATGTCAGTTGTGACATGTGGCCTGCCTTCATTCGAGGAGTCACAGACAATTTACCAAATGCGCAAATCACCTTTGATCGATATCACATTATCAAAATTTTAAATACAGCCGTAGATAAAGTTCGCAAGCAAGAGGTGAAAGACAATCCTATTCTTAAGGGTTGCAGGTATGTTGTTTTAAAGAACGAAAAAAATTTAACAAAAAAACAGCGACAAAAACGTCAGGAGCTGTCCATTACAAAATTAAATTTAAAATCAATTAAAGCGTTACACATCAGAGAAAACTTTCAGGCTATTTATCAAGCCACAACATTTGAACAGTTTGAAACATTATTAAAAAGATGGTACTTCTGGGCCACGCATAGCCGCATTGAACCCATTAAAGAGGCTGCTCGCACAATAAAGAATCATTGGGATGGAGTTCTTCAATGGAAAAAGTCAATGATCAATAATGGCTTGCTTGAAGGTCTCAACTCGCTCATTCAAGCGGCCAAAGCTAAAGCCAGAGGTTTTCGAGTCTTCAAATATTTCAAGATCATTGCTTTTTTAGTAACGGGTAAGTTGAATTTTGCTCAATTCAATAAACATTACTTACCCACTTAATTTTTCAAAGAACCCAAAAAAATAATTTCAAATTATTTTCAATCCTCGACGACAAAATAAATATTATTTTTTCTTTACATTGTACAGATGTGCGTATATACTTTTCATATGCACACAAAGGAGGGCAAAATGACCAAAGAACAAGAATACAACAACCTATTGGACAAAGCCTGCGATGAGCAGTTGGGTTATGAATGGTGCGATCGTGGCGGATGCGAGTGGGAATTTAATTCACTTATGGAACGCTATGGACGTGAGTTTATAGTAGAACGCTTGTATGACCAATTCGAGGTTAAAAGTGCAATTAATTTGGAGATAATCAGATGAGCAGAACAACAACCAATGCAATCGAATG